ATGTCGAGACGACGCTTTCCCCTCCCCTGGTCGGTTCATCACAACGACGATTCCTACTGGGTGCAGGACGCGACCGGGACGCGGTTCGGCTACACGTATTTCAGCGATAGCCAGCTCACCGGCACAGGCGGGAAGATGTCGCGAGACGAGGCGCGGCGGATCGTGACGAACTTTGCGAACGTGCCGGCGCTACTTGCCCGCAAGGGCGTCTCGTAGCATCGCGTTGTACGCCTCGGACGCTTCCTTGTTCCGGTTGTCGCCGGAGTAGTAGCTTTGCTTGCTCTTGAGCTCCGTAAGGGTGCAGCTCGTAAGGAGATAGGTGGCGCGGAAAACGGTGTGGATGCCGGACGGCTCGATGACCCAAAGGTAGTACATGCCGGGGCCATTTCCCGTCCGAACGAACGCTTGGCTGACGATGCGGGTGCCGCTCGTCTCCGCTATGGCTGGGGTGATGGTACTCGGATCAATGGTCGTGCAAACCGTCTTGTCAGTCTGATCTCTGAAGGCGTGAATGAGCCAGCCCCCAGGGCCGATCACGAACTCCATGTTGAAGACTTGGCTCTTCGTCGAAGGTAGGCCCTCAGACAGCGCAGGCGTCCCGAGCGCCAAGCTGAGCACTACCGCCCAAAGCCAAACCTTCATAGAAGCCTCCCGTCGCTACGGTGAAGCCTAGAGGAGCCCCACCACCTCGTCGAGGTATCGCGCAGGCTCAGTGCGTCCGGTAGGATCTGGATGTTCTCCCTATGTGCCGCGCGCGGCGACCTGGGCTATAGTACCGCTCCAATCCGAATCGGCACGGACGCCGGATGACCCACTCCAAACGCGACCTGATCAACGCCGGCAAACTGCTGGCGAGCTACATCCCCTACCCGTATTCGGACGAGGCGCTAGACGCGTTCAGGACTGCGCACGGCTGGCGGCTGAGCCATATGGCAGCGATGCGCGCCGTGCGGTCGGAACTTCGTACCCATGCTAATCGGCAATCGCCAGTGGGCGTGACCGCCGGTCGCCTGAAGAGAATCGCGTCCATTCGCAAGAAGCTCCGGAGCACGCCGTTGAGCCTCTACGCAATTCAGGACATCGGCGGGTGCCGCGCGATCGTCGGGAGCATGACGGCGGTAGAGCACCTGACGGAGTTCTATCTCTCTGGCGGGTCCAAGTTCGGGGAGGCGCGCCCCTACGACTACATCGCCGCGCCGAAGCCGACTGGGTATCGCAGCCGGCACTTCGTCTTTTCGGTGGACCCGACCGATGGCGTGATGCGGCGGCGAATAGAGGTCCAGCTTCGGACGAAGCTCCAGCACGCTTGGGCGACTGCGGTCGAAGCCGTCGGTCTGGTTCGAGGCGAGGACCTGAAGGGCAACTCGGGTAGCCCGGAATGGCTGCGGCTGTTCGCTATCATGGCGTCCGAGCTTGCGCATGAAGAGGGGTGCTCGTTGGTGCCTGGTGTCTCCGAGGATGCCGCTGGCCGGCGGGCCGAACTTGGGGACCTAAATAAGAAGCTAAAAGCCGTGGCGACCCTCGAAAGCTACAATCAGACCATCAGCAAGATCGCGGATACGCGTACGGCGCGCGGCTCGTCCTTCCTCGTGAGGCTGGACCTTGAACGTAAGATCGTCGACGTGCAGAGCAACTACATGTTCGGGAAGACTGCCGCAGCTCTGCTCGATGCGGAAACTTCTTCCTCAGTGATGACCAACGCCGTGATCATCGAGGTTGATAGGGTGTCGGATCTGCTGGCCGCGTATCCGAATTACTACCTCGATGTGCATATGTTCACGGAGCGCCTGAAGCTCGTCCTGGGCGGCAATCCTAAACGGCCTCAACTCGATCAAAGCGGGGTGCCCGACGCCGTAGCGCAGCGGCTCCGGAAGTGGGGAAATCTGGGCGAGTACCTACGCGTGTATCATCAGCGCAAGCGTTGAGGGTTATGCGGCAAGCGCGCAAATCACGTCGTCCAGACTACGGGCGACGATGTACCGACCCCCTGCCCGCTCAAGCCGATCGCGAAAGCCCTCTTGGTTCTCATTGAGCCGGCCCCTCGTGTCTTTCACCTCGATGCCGAGTAGCTGGCCAGAGGGAGGCAGGACCGCAAAGATGTCGGGAGAGCCTGGTGAGCCGTAACGTATAAAACTGCCGTGTTCGGATTTGAAAGCGCCTGTGTTGTTCCGCCAGTGGAACACGCGCTTGAGAACGAGGTAGTTGAGAATGGCGGCTTGGGTTGCCTTCTCGGTCGAGATCATCCCGGGCGCGGCGTTAGCTCATGCCGCAGCCCGGCCCCGAACTTCCGGTATTTATCGCACTGCTTGTAAACGGCATGGAGATCGTCAGTCGGGATGCCTTCGAGCATCTTCGCTACCCGTCCGATGGATACCTTGGCGTACCCGTCTGCGACGTTGCCGGCATTGAGCCTGGCCTGGAATGCTTCGAGCATTTCATCGCGTGCATTGCGAGGCTTACCGGCTTGGGAACGCCGCTCCTGAATTATTGCGAGCGCGCCGGATAAATCCAGTTCTCTCGTTCTTTCTCCTACTAGTTCCATACTCAGTGTATTTTATCATCCTCAGCAATCTGAGATTTTCTTGTTAGATTTCTGGTCGCGCCCCCCTCCCCCAAATCCGTGAGGATTTCAGTTTGGAAGACGCGGACTTTCTCGTTGAGTTTCTGCCCTGTTGTTCGGCTTGGGCAGCCCGCGCTGGAACCGGTGTATTTATGTCCCCCGGTTATACCCCCCAGGACACGGAAAAAGCCGCTACGCTTTCGCGCTGCGGCTCGTTCCGGCAATCCAATGCAAGCAAATAGTATCATCCCCCAAGGAAGACACAAACTCTTTGCAGTGGACATTGGATCGCATGCGCACACCCTACCATGATCCACGCTGAAACTTGAAAGCCGTAGGTGTGGACAACTACACGCCAAGCACCATATCCATGGTCGTAATGAACGTGCGGCGAGTAAGCTTCGCTTCCTTGGCGATTATGTCGTACGCTCCGCGACTGATACGCACATTGATGGCTTCGACCTTCGGGGCGGGAGCCGACTTCCCTTTCTTCGTCTTGGTTGGTTTCATACGGGCATTGTACTAGCTAGGCGAATTGCGCGCGGGTAGTTATCCACACCCATTTGAGTACGGGTATATGCCCGTGCTATACTCGTATGAGGTAGGACGACTTAGTTCCTACGCTTGCTCTTCCTTCTCCCTGCGTTCGCAAGCGCGTGGGGAAGGCAGAAAACTTACTATGACTACAAAGGACAAACTGGGCGAGATAGCGAAGTTCGCGGGCGTGTTCGCGATTATCGGATTGTTCGTTCTAATCCTCGCCGCTGCATGAGCCGGAAACATAAGCGCCGGAAGCTCCTCGTAGAGACAGAGCCGATCGCACCGCGCAAAGCCAGCCAATGCCGCGATCGAGGAGCTCACTGGCAGCGAATCCTAATCTTCGGCGAGTGCGGCATGTGCGGCAAGGAACTAGCACCCTTTACCGTATGACCATCCTCCGCATCCCGACAGCCGACCCCTACGCCTACATCGAAGTGCAGTTCGACGGCACGCCGGATGAAGCGTTCGATGAGTACAAGCGGCTCACCGCGCTCGTGAAGGGCGGAGCCGGCCTTGAACGGAAGGACTTTATCGCAATCCTCGATGACTACCTGAAGACAGGACAGATGACGGGCGATCCCGGTATCCTCTCCGAAATGTCGGATGATCAGCAGCTAGTTATCAGTGAGATTAGAAAGAGCTTCGGCCGTAACAAATAATTCTATGGAGTATCAGAAAAGTTCGTCAGGCATCGCGGGCGACTGGGTAAAGGGCGAGAAGCTTACTACGGGCACGAAGGCGAAGTTGCTCACTGCCGCCGAACGCCGCGAGTCCATGTTCAAGGACAAGGATGGCGGGGTGAAGATGCAGGACGTTGCCAAGATCAAGTTCCAGGGCGACGACACGCAGTACAATATCGCGCTCAATCGAGGAACCATCGACGCTCTCATCGACGCATACGGCAACAAGAGCGAGGAATGGGTCGGCAAGGTGCTCACGGTTCACATCGAACAGATGAACGTGGGCGGCCGGCGCGTGAAGGCTGTCTACCTGCTGCCTGACGGCTTCCAGGTTGCGGAGGACGCGAACGGCTACATGATCGTGCAGCGCATCCCGTACACGGATGCAGAAGGGCCGGTCATCGACTATCCGGCTGACGACATCAAGCCGGAGGATATTCCCTTCTAGCGTATGCCCCATCTACGAACGATTGAAACGACAGGCGGGAACTTAGTCAAAGATGTGAAGCGGCTCTATTGCCTATCATGTCTTGGTGCTGGGGAGCTTATGCAAACCGCCTGGGATAGCGATAGCATGCAGTACATCCCTGACCGATCCGCCACTTGTCCTGATTGCGACGGCTTCGGCTACTGAACTATGCCGAAAATGTCTCAGGCCAAGCGCTTGCATGAACTACTGAAGGATGGCCGTCCTCATTCCACCGTCGAGATTATGGAGCGCGTATACGGCGGCTCTCACCTGGGCATCGCGCGGATTGGCGCACGCATCCACGATCTGCGTTCCAAGGGCCTGAGCATCGAAGGCCGGAAGGACGCGGATAACCCCGCGATCTATTGGTACACGATGACCGTGAAACCGAAGCCGCGCGTCGAGTTCATCATGCGCGACGGTGTGCGGTACGCCCGAATAATCCCAGGCTGAACCGCCCCCAACGTGCGACAAAGCCCCCGCCTAGCACGGGGGCTTTGTCGTTCTGATCGAGCTAGTTGGTAGCGCCCGCGCGGACCGCCGTGCTGGTGTGTGTGATGATAGCGAGCATGGCGAGGAGAGCGGTGATGATGTCCTGGTATTGCACCGGGACGAACGGAACGACGGCGTTCAATACGGCCATCGCGATGATCGCGAGCTGAAGCAGGTTGGTCTTCGATTTGAGTGGGTTGTACATAGGTAAATTGTAGCAGCGAGACGGTGTCGCCTCGTGCGGTGACGTGGATAAGCTACTTCGGCCGATAGCGGCCTCGGAGAATGTCGAGGATGAGGGTCAGGATCGGCCCGGTGTTCCAAGCCTTCGCCGTTTTCACCGCCTGGTCGTAGGGAACGGTGGCGTCGACGACGGTCATTTCCGGCGGGAGCACGGGGTCCTGGGGTGCCTCTGGGGCCTTCACGGCGAGCCTCTCCGTCGAGAACTTCGCCAGCGAGACGCACCCGTTGTAGCCGTTGTTGTAGCCGGGGATGCCGTAGAAATAGCCCGCGCGGTCTACGAATTTCGAACCATCAGCGAGCGTGACGTAACGGTCGTATTTGTTCGAGAACTGCGTCTTGGCGAGGATGCGGATTTGCGGACCGTGAAGGTGCGCGCCGGCATGGCTCCCTGCCCGCTTCTCTGCCTCGGTCACAAGATGCTGGCCGACGTAGCAGGCCCCGGTGTTCCCGACCTTCCCGATGATGTCGCCCACCTGGTAGGTCTTCCCTACCTCGGCCGAAGCCTCCGAGAGGTGGCCGTATGAAACCTCGTAAACGCCGGTCTGCGTCTCCACGATGAAGAACGCTGCCCGGTAGTCCATGAGCACCGGATCGTCGACATGCATGAGCGAGTAGCAGTAGGCGTTCGCCACGCAGTTCGGGATCTCCGTGCCCCACGGGACGCCCCAGTCATAGGCCGTGTGCCCCTGAAGGCCCTGTGAGGCGTAGAGCGGATTGGCGTTGGCCCCGAACCGCTGGGCGATCGTAGCTTTCGGGTAAGGCAGATAGACGGCTAGAGTTTTTTCCATATTAGGGGAGGATTACGAGCTTCAAAATTGCGACAATGACCGCGCCGACGACGATCCTGACGATCCACTTGTTGCCGTCCTTGATGTCGGCCACGTCGGAGTGGATCTGTTTGATGTCCTGACAGATTAGCGGGATGCGGCGGACAAGGATCGTCATCTGGTCCGGATCGCGCTTCTCGTCGCCCTCGCCAAACACCTCTTTCAGGCCCTCTATAAGGGCCTCCTTGGTCTGTTCGGCGGTCTTCTTGATGGCCTCGGCTAGCTGCACCTCACGGGCGATTTCAACGGCCATCTGAGCGCTCTTAGCCTTATGGGCGGCGTGCTCTGAGGCTTCGTCCGAAGTAAGGTTCGGGTCGTGCTCCATACTATTTGCAGGTGTTGGTCGAGACCGTGAAGGCCCCCGCGACGATAGAGACATACTGAGGCGCGCCTAGCACGTCGTAGAGGAGGAGGCAGGAGCCCTTGTTCTGGCCAGCCTTGCCGACCTCAAGCGTGCTAGTCGCGTTAGCGGTGGTCGTTGCCACCTGGAGCTCGGCGGTTGGCGTGGTCGTGCCGATGCCGAGTCGTCCGGTGCTCAAAAACCGCGCCGTTTCCACACCACCTGCTGGCTGAAGGTCGATATGTCCGCCTGTCGTCTGGGCTGCGTTGCTCGTGCCTTGCAGGATCATAAATGCCGTCGAGGCGGTTCCCCCACGATAGGCCGCTGCGGTAGGCGTAACGAGCGCCGGAGAGCTCGACAGGACGATATTGCCGGTGCCCGTCACGCCGGTCGAGACGACACCCTTAAAGACGACGTTCCCAGCATTGTTTACTCCAAGCGATGTCTGTGTGGATGAACCCACCGCGAAGGCGTAGTTGGCATTTAGTTGTGTGTCGGCGCCTACCGAAAGTAGGGCCGTTGGAGTCGTGGTACCTATACCAACGAGGCCGCTACCGAGAATGGTCATCGCGGTCGAGGTCGCGTTCTGTGCGGTGCCGGTTAGACCAGCCGGTGCAGTCTGGAAGAGTATCGAACCGCCGACGCCCGTGCCCGTGCCCCTTGAACCAGTGATAGCGAAGTTCGCTCCTGAGCCGTTGGTAGTTCCCGTAAGCACATCCTGAACCTTGATAGTCTGAGCTATAGGAGTTGCAGAATCTGCCGCACCTAGGCGGAGCATCGCCGCACCATCACGACGTAGGAATAGATCATCTACGCTGCCTCGGAGTGCGATGGTGCTATTTCCACTGTAGTTAAGGATAGACACCGGATCGCCCAAACCCGAAGTAAGTATCAACGCGTTCGCGGTAGTCAGCTTAATAGCGAACGTCTGGCTGAACGTAGTACCACCGTTAGACGGGTTGATTGTGAGGCCAGCAATTTTTACGTTGCCGTTCTCGATGTCGAGAGGAGCCGTTGGCGTCAGGGTTCCAATACCTACGTTCCCGGCGTTGGTCACTACCACGCTGGTTGCTGACGAAGATCCTATGACGAACTGGGGCGTCGCGCCTAAAGTCGCGGTGGGGTTTATGGAAAGGAGGCCGTATGGAGACGTTGTGCCGAGACCGAGACGGCCACTTTGAGTGATGCGCATCGTCTCGTTCGCAGCCGCAGTACCTCCGTTGAGGAAGTTCGTATAGCCCAGCCCTGACGCAGTGGAAGTCGACGTGACAATGGATGTTGGACCCATCGAGTTCTGAATAAGGAACAAATACGGGACCGCGATAGCTGCGCCGAACGAGCTATCGGCGTAGGTACTTGAGTTAAGGAACATTCCGGCGAAGTTCGTGACGTTGCTATCGGCTTTGTCGTTGTAGAGATTGTAGCCAGAGTACGCGGCGGTGCCGTTGCTGGTGTTTCCGGTGTAGTAGCCCACACCCGCCGTGGTGTTATCGGTTCCCCAGAGGTCAATACAAGACTGCGAGACGCAGGAGAACGTAGGTGCCGCGCTGCCAAAATGGTAGTAATTGCCGTAGTGGTCTTCACGGCCCGTGACTGCGAATGCAGACATTGGCGACGAAGTGCCTACGCCAACTCGGCCAGCGTTGGTAACAACGAAATTCGTGGCAGACGAGGAACCGATCGCGAAAGCGGGCGTAGCACCTGTGCCAGCCACTGGATTAACCGATAGCAACGCCCACGGTGACGACGAGGCAATCCCGGCATTTCCATTGCTATCGATAGTGAGGCGGCTCGTGGTCGCTAGTGCGTCGGTCAGCGTGTTGATGTTGAACACCCCACGCGAGAAGCCGAACGAACCATAGTGCTGGTTCGGGATGGCGGCGGCGTCTTCAAAGAGAAGTTGATTAGTTGTGCCAGTGTTCGTGAGCGTGAGAAGTCGTTGAGGAGACGAGGTTCCGATACCCAAATACGAGCCGTTGTAGGTAAGACCAGAATTGCCGGCGAACGCTCCGCCCGCGTTGTACTGCACCGTGGAAGACGCACCGCCTGGTGTACCGCCCCCTGCCGTGGAGTTGACCACGTAGGGACTTCCCGACGTGCCCGATCCGGTCAGGCTGACATTGGTGCCTGCGGTGACCAGGCCGGTGATGTTGCCGAGCTTGGCCGCGATGTTCGCGTCGAGCTTTTGGATAGCGGTTAGGATGGTGTCTGAGGGGCTAAGCGAGCCTGCTCCCGAGACGAACCCTGCCAAGGTGGCCGCCAAAGCGCGGGCATTCGTGAAATAGAGGTTGTTGAGTTCCGTCACCATCGCTGACGTGTAGTCACCAGCCTGGGCGGCCACGGCACCGGTACGAGAGAAGACTGACGAAACGCCCCCTGCCGCGAGGCCAAGCGAAGAGGTGGCGGTCAGCGTGTACGTGCCGGCTGCGTTCCCCACGAGCACTTTGCCGTACGTCGGTGCTGTGGAGGTGCCGGTACCGCCGCGTGACGGCGGCAGCACTTGGCCGTGGGCGGTGCCAGCAGCAAAGAAAGCTCCCAAGCCGACGAGAACCGCGATCAGCCCACGCGAGAGGATTGATTTCATTATGTAAAGTATAGCTTACGGATTCCACACAAGACCGGCCGCAGCGAGTAGCCGACGGGCCTCGGTGAGCTGTTTGGTAAGGCCCGCGATCTGGTCACGCTCCTTGCGTGCCAGCATGTCCCACATCTCTCCGCAGGTTGTGCACCGACCGGAAGGATGAATGCAGTCTCGACGCGTCCGCACTTTCAAGTACGCGTAGATGCCGCCCTGCTCCGGGTACGCCTCCTGGTATTTCGCGACGTGATAGTTGATGGTCGAATGGTCGACCCCAAACCGTCTGGCTAGAGACGCCTGGCTCTCGCCATCGTTAAAGGCAACAACAATCTCGGTGATTTCAGTGCCCGAGAGGTGCCGGAAGTGCCTCATAGTTCGCTATGATAGGTATGAAATATTGAACTCGTAGGAGGAGCCGGTGACGCCGGCCGTGCCAGCAACGCCCGGCGCGCCGGTGCCACTGCCCGGAGACGCAGCACCTCCAAGCCCGCCTGTAAGTGTGTATGCTCCGGTCCAGGTTTTCACGCCGTAGATCACGATGGCCAGGCCGCCGTTGCCGCCCGCGCCCCCGCCGTTGCCGCCTAGGTTGCCGCTTCCCGTGATCCCGCCGGCAGCCCCCCCAACACCGCCGATGCTCTTGATGGTGAACGTGCCCGCCCAGATGCGCGCCGCGATCCACACGATGCCGCCACTCGCTGCGCCACCGCCTGCTCCGCCCGTCGTGCCCGAGGCGCTGTTGTCGCCGCCGTTCGCGCCGCCGGTAGCTTCCGTGTGCGGGATTGTCAGTGAGGTCAGCGTGCCGTCAGACAGCCTCTGGGCCATGACGAGCATGACCAACGACCGGATGTGCTTCCAACTTTCTGCCGGTGCCGTGAGGGTACCCACCGAGCCAGGGCTACCAGCGACGTTTGCGCCGCCACCACTTCCGCCCGTACCCCCTTGAGAGCCGGCGCTGCCAAGTCCGGTGTAAGAACCGGCCGCCACTCCGGAATCGCCGGAGCCGGTGCCGCCACTGACACTGTTGTTGTGTCCGCCGCGCGTACCGCCTCGATTCTTGAAGACTCCTGACCCGCTTTGCACCGCGCCCGGGCCGCCGCCAGAGCCGATGCCTCCCGAGGTCGTTCCCGCGCCTCCCGGATTGGGCACGCCCCAATCAATGATTCCCGCGCCTGAGATCTGTTCGCTGACATAGATGCGGAACCCGTCGGTCGTTAGCGTGCTGCTGACCACGAGATTGCGGTAGTACATGTCCCGCGTGAGCGTGGTCGGAACCGAGATAGTGACGTCGCCGTCGCTTCCGTCGCCGAAGCCACCCATCAAAGAGCCCGACAACTTGCCGCGGGCATCCATGCGGACGCCCTTCCCGCTGTCTGCGGAACCGGCGGAATCTCCTACAAAGTCGGAAGCATTGATCGGCTGGCCTGTGACAATGGACATACGTTAGCCAGTTAGGGTGAGCGAGTAAGTGAACAGCGTGTCCTCACCGCTCGCCTTCGTGTAGTTCGGGCTGATGAGGATGCGCGCCAGCAAGCGCAGCGTGGCGAACAGCCCGAACTCCTTATAGGTCCCGTTCGGCAGGCTGGCGTCTGGTACGAAGACATCGACGACGAGCTGATTGTTCGTCACCGTCATGTTCGTGATCGACAGGCCGGATGCCACCGAAGTGACGAGACCAGTGTCAGCATCGGCCGCTGCGGTCGCGCCCGTGCCCACAGCCGCACTGTTGATCGCGATGGGATAGGTCACCTCCCCCGCCATGGCGCGGAGCACGAGGTTCCGGCCGTAGCCTGAAGAGCTCACAAACTTGTTGGGGAACGGCCCCACCTCGCGGACTACCTGGCCGTCCTTGAAGGTCTTGATCGCCAGCGTCCCGCCGATGCGGGCATCATCGGCCAATTCCCTTGTTTGGACATGAGCGCATTTCATACGTCCAATAATATCATGCCCAAGTCGCATATCCCCATCGCGGGGTATCCCAAACGTAAGGGGGAGAAGTGTGCGTTGGCGCTCCAAGTGAATCGGATGCGGCGGCAGTGTCTGTGAGCGGTATATAGTTTAGAATCGTCTCTTGATCATCCACGATGACCTCGCGGCTGCGAATCTGGTTCTGAAGATACTCGATTATGCCGATGCTCTTCATCGTCGCGAAGCGCACGGTGTATTCCAGAGCGTCACCGAGCGGGTCACGCATAGTGGCTGTGACGGCCTGAATAAGCACGTCGATCGTCTTGCTGCGCTGCGTGGAGTTGATCGAGAGGATTTGACCGGATCGCAGCCCATCCGTGTAGGTACGGAACGAGCCCTCGTAGACCTGGCTGCTCTTATTCGACAGCTCCGCTATCGCCCGCGCGATAGCCTCGTCCTGTGAGGCAATGCTCTTGTCCGTGATCGCGAACTCGTAGGTGCCGAACAGCGCCTGCGACGCCGGGGCCGGGACCTTCACGACAATCGGGTATTTGTAGTAGCCGGTGACATCGACGTTGCGCGTGCCGGCCGCCGGGAAATGACCAGCCGTGAAGCGAATGTACTTCTCGTTGTAGTTCCACAGACAGTCGAAGGATGCGTCGTCGTTCAGGTACTCCACGCCAACGGTCTTGGCGACGCCCCCTACGGTGACGGTGGGCTCGGATGCGAACTTGTTGCCCAGCCGGAAGACGTCGATCGTTCCGTCGCCGTCGAACTCCTCGGTGCGCGTGGTTGAAGAGGTCACCTCGCCACCCTGCACCAGGACGCTGTTGCAAATCTGGGTAAGGTCCTCGGTGATCTCCAAGCTGTCGTAGATGTAGTTCTGCGAACTGTCTGAGAGGCTGAAAGGAGCCGCCTCGCTGTTCCTGGCGAAGAAGTGAATGTCCTTGGCGTAGTCCACGTACCAGACGTGGCTGGTCGCATCGGCGAGCTTCTGGAGGCAATCCGCGACGCTAAGGCGGTTGAATGAGATGCTCTCGATAGGGAACGTGCTCGTCGTGCTCACGCGGGTTATCCCATCGGTCGCCGCTGTGTAGTTCGTCACCAGATCAGCGACGATGGCTGCGATGGTGGTGTTCGTGTACCGCTCGGTCACGAGCTGCCGTTTGAGGTACTGGGAATAGTCGGCGCACTCGACCTCGTACTCGACGATTTTCGCGGCCTCCACATTCTCGGTGATGCGGAGGATCACCCCTCCGAAGATGACCGCTGAATTGCGCGTTACGATCACCGCGTTTCCTATAGCTGGCGCGTAGGTGTCAGCCCCCGTACGGCGCGTCTTGAACGAGCAGTTGTCTACCTGCTGATTGAGGACATCCCGCTTGCGGAAAGAGCCTACGACGATCTTGCTCGTCCGGTCGGTGCCCGCGATGCTGACGACGAAGCTCATACTAGAGAGCGCTGGATAGCTTGAGGCGCGACATGATCATGTCGCCGATCTGCTCCGCGACGCTTTCGCTGAGGTAGGTGCCTCCGACGAGGTTGACGGTGCTGACCCCGCTGCTCACTGGATTAGCGCGCCCGGCTAGGTCCGCGTTCGCGATAGCGCCAACATCGAAGCGGCCGAGATCCGCTCGTTTCAGTTCAGAGATGCTCGGTATGAGCTTGCCAACGCCTGGGACCTTCTGGGCCGCCGCGATGACGCTGTTGATCGCGCGGATGGCCGTGTTCACGCCGTTGATGATGAAGTTGATCATGCCCTCGACGGTGCCGATCACCGCGTTGGCTGCGTCGGCCACGATCACTTTGATGCCGAGCCATACCTCCTGCCACGCGGCCTTGGTGAGGTAGCCCTGCGATACGAAAATGGCGAGGATGGCGACCACAGCGCCGATGGCCAGCAGAAGAGGCGCTGAGATTGCCGTCACGGCCCCAAGGACGGTGCCCAGCGCGCCGAACATGATGATGAGGCCAGGGAGGGCTATCGCGATAGGCAGGAGGACCGCCAGGACGGCTGCAAACGCCACAGCGCCTATGAGGAGTACGGTGGTTAGTTTGGGGTGTTCCTGAGCGAAGGCCGCCACCGCCTGCGTGATCTCGATAAGCTTCTCCACAAGCGGCTTGAGATAGGGCACGAGCTCGTTGCCGATGGCGCGCGAGGCAAGCGTCACCTGGTCCTTGAAGTTGCTCCACAGGCCGCCAAGCGATGCGGATTGCTTGTCCATGAGATTGAAGAAACGGCCGCCTTCCTCCGTTAGGCCGGTGAGCGCGACGCGTACGTCGTCGAAGCTAACGCCGCGATCTGAGACCATCTCCTGCACCGCGCCCGCTGTCGTATGGAAATGCTTCGCCAGCTCGTCGAGGAGCGGCACTCCGGCTTCGGTGAACTGACGGAGTTCAGCGCCAGTAAGGCGGGTCGCCGCCTTCACCTGGCCGAAGGCGAGGATGAGCTGAGGCAGTTTGTCCATGCCGACGCCGGCCGAAATGTCCCCGAGCACCTTGAGCGTGGGAATGAGCTCGTCGGCGGTTGTCCCGTATGCCAGCAGCCGCTTGGATGCGTCCTCGATCTGGGGAAGCTCGAACGGCGTCCTGGCGACGAACTGGGAGAGCTTGTTGAGGGTTTCCTGCCCCTTCTGGGCCGACCCGATCATGGTGGCGAATGCAATCTGCGTCTGCTCGTACTTAGCGCCCGCTTCCACGACGCCCTTAGTCACCAGAGCGAGACTGCCAAACGCCACAACGCCGGCCGCGCCTACGCCCTTCATCGCTGAGGTCAGACCTTCGTTGCTCTTTTTGAGGCTATCGAGGTCGCCCTTGATCGCCGCGAAAGCGCCCTGAGCTCGGTTTTGGGCGTCAACGACTATCTGTAGTTTGGTCTCCTTAGTTGCCACGAGATTGGTGTTTAGCGGCTAGCTCCTGCTCCTTTCGATCCCGCCTCATCTTCTCGACGATGAGCTTGATCACAAAGGTCGGAGTGGCCATGTACTCTTCATATGTCCAGCCGAACTCCTGCATGAGAGCGACCATCTGCATGGCCGGATTCATCCGGCCCATGCTGTAGTTGCTGACGGCGTCGGCTATTTCTTTTTTTTTGAAACGAGCTGGTCGAGAGCGTCCACGAGCTCGATAAAATCGTCGCTCGGTAGCTCAAGGCAGCGATCAAGGATGTTCTCGGCGCTGCCATCCATCGCCACCACGATCTGCCGCACCATCTCCTGTTGAACCTCGAACTGCACTCCCGGATTGAACTCAGTGAACCGGGGCTGCTCTCCGACGACCTCTAGCTTCGTGCCCTTGAAGTATGCCTGCTGGATGGTGTTGGCTTCGCGGGCGGTAGCGTAGGATTTCACTTGGTACGCATGCGTCCCAATTGTCAGCTCATTGGTCTCTCGATCCATACATTAGTAGCTAGTCTGGGTATTTATAAGCTCGGCCGTCATCATCGACGCATCGCTGACGCTGTAGAATCCCTTGAACTCTACGGTGGCAGTGACGATGCCATCGTTCTCGTACTTGCGCTCGAAGCTGCTGAACTTGACCTTCGCAAGATCGAGAGTGAGCTGAGGGTTGAGCGACGTGCCGATGGTCACGTCCGTGTTCGTTAGGCGCAGGCGCATCGCCTTGGCGGTGTCTGCGAGCATCTCGGTCTTGAAGGTGTTGTCGTTGAAAACGAGCTCGATGCTGCCCTCTACGGCGAACTGCTTGTTGAGGATGTCAGCCGGATCGGTCGAGCCGAGCTTGCGGTCGTCCTCCACATTCTTGTTCACCGACAGCTTGAAAGAACGGATTTCGATTGCTGTCGCAGCACCGAGGCCTGCGAGGTTCGTCGCCGTCTTGAGGCTGCCGTACTGCGGGAGGAAATGGTTCTCAGCCACGTAGGACGGAGTGACCGTTGCGGTCGCGCCGACCTTTGACCGGAAGGCCGCGCGGTAGGTCGCGTACTGTCCGAGCATGACCTCCAAGTCGAGGGTCTCAAGGACGGCAAGTGCGTATTTGTAGTCCTGGTTCGGGTCTTCGAGGAACAGCGTGAGGGATGGGTGTTGAGCCGATTGGAGCACCGAGAAGGCGTGCGTATAGACGGTCGTCTGGGCTGGCCCCGTCGTCGACACCGAGCCGAGGCTGGCAAGGAGGATCAGCCCGAAGCTCTTATCGAAGATGTGCCCTTCGATCTCGCCCTCGGCGAACTTGGCGATGACCGCCGCGCCTGGGGAATCTTCAATTACGCCGACGGTGCTCTCGTCGATGGCCTGGTTGATGCCGTCGTTGATTGAGAGGGATGTCCTAGGGAGATAGAAGCTGGCGCTCGTCTCCGCCGTGCCGCGTACCGCCTCCTTTGCGATACCTATATCGGCCAATCGGCCGATGAATTTCGTCATACCTCCTGTGTGTTACGGGCCTCTAATATGCGCTCCGCTTCCTCTCGGGTCGTAGCCCGAACAGAGATCGGAGGATTGTGCTTAGGGAAGAAGAAGGTCTGAGAGCGATCAGCTCTATCAGCGTCCATAGAACGGTCAGCGGAAGGAACTCGCTTCTTCGTCTCTTTGCTCATGCGAGAAGTATAGCACCCCGGATTCCACGTTATTCCGGGAAGGGACGGGGACAAGGCTTGAACCCGTCAAGCTCAAGACCCTCGGCGAGCCTCTCGTTCGGGTGCTCATAGCAGATGGCGAGTTCCCACTTGCCCTCCGACGTTTCTCTGACGCCGCTCCGGATCTTTGCCGAGCGCTCGTATATCGCGCGCGCGGCGTAGGCGTCGTCCTGGCTAGGGTATTCCTTGCACCAGCAGATTTCGGTCATCACCGCCCCGGCTAAAATGTCAGCGTGACGTTCTGCTTAGCCTGAATCTGCACAACAGCCATGATGAGATCCCTGCCGCCATGCTGGAATGGTTGCGGCGCGAGGGCCACCGGCAGAACGCCGCCCATGGCCGTGCCGGCGAGCGTCGGATCGTTGTCAAACACGTTCAGGATGGCTTCGATGTCATCCTCGACGGTCGTGGCGTCAGTTAGGTTCTCCGCGTTCCAGAGGACCATGATGTCGTATGTGTAGGTGCGCAGGTTCGTGCGGTTATCCAGCGCCTCGCTCTCTATGGCCGGCGGCATGAGAAACGCGTGGGGGAACGATGGTATGTCGGCACCCAAGGGGTCGCGCTTGATGTCCGTGATCGTCGCGCCCCCGAGCACCTGGCTTGTGACGAGCGTGTCGAGGTTCGCCTTTATGGCCTCCTTGATGGTGACTGCGCTCATGCGGCAAGTTCGCGAACGATGGCGTCCGCGGCGTCTTCAAACTGTTTGTTCACGTCGGGCGTAGCCGCCTCCGCGATGCGGTCCATGAATGGGTTTGGCCGGATGCCGCGCGAGGTACCTGAATAGACATAGGGGGCGTAGTTCGCGGTCGGACCGATCGACGCGCGAAGGCCGCTTGAGTCGAAATGGCGGCCATACGCGAAGGAGAGCGATAGGTAGCCGGTGCGCAGCCCGCGCGGCGTCTTGAACTGAAAATTGCGATCTACAGCTTGCTTCTCGATTTCAAAGACAGACGCCTTGGTCGCGGCCGAGAGGTATTTCAACGTCGTCGCTGGAGCCTTCGCGAAGTTCGCACGAAGGGCGTCGAGGTTCTCAATCGAAAGGCTGAGGGAGATCATAGGTAGTAGCCGCGTCGATAGTTGCGGATGGTCGCCAAATCCTCGTCCGTGAACACGTTCTTCGCCCACGTGATCGTGCTCTCCTGGAAACCCTCGCTGCTCTTCCCCTCGGATTCGCGTCGCTTGAAAATTCGGACGACCGCCTGCTCGCAAACCTCAACTATGTCGGCCGGAAGTGTGACATCACCCGCGTCGCTGAGAGCGGTCGCCAGATAGTCGATCGCGATGGTGCTGGTCGGTGCCCTTCCCGCTGCGAGCGTGAAGGTGGCGGTGCCTGGCGTGAAGGTCACGTTGACCGACGCTTCGCGAGGCCCATCCGCATAGACGATCACCTGGTCGGCATTCTCGGGGAGCGTGAAGGTCAGATTCGAGCCGTTGACCAAGCCGCTTGGCGTGACGTTGAAATGCCAGAGAGAGGCGTTCCCGAGGGCGTATCCGCTGAACCCCGCCGTGTAGGTGATCCGGATGTTGCGCTTGCCGAGCGGCAGGCCGAAAGGGAAGTAGACGATGCCAGCCTCGGCGTCCGCGTCGTAGTCATTCTCGCTGTAGGCGGTCCATACCGGGTCGCTGTTGAGCCCTCCCTTGTACTCGATGCTCGCTATGGCCTGCACGGGTGCGTGCTTCGTCACGAGCATCGTGCGCCGGGTGCCGTACGTGTCCGAGCCGTCGTGTATCTCGTTCTCGTATTCCGCCAGCGTGAAGCGCCGGTTGGTCATCTGCTCGATGCGACCCGTGACCGCTAGAATAAGCCGATCTAGCAAGGCATCCCACGTCGTTACCGTGATCTGAAGGCGGTCCTTGATCCGCGTGTTAGTGGTTAGGGCGTCTTCGTACATGCGGTGTGGTCATTATACCCACTGCACTCCCGAGCCTGCGGGAGTGCTAGGGGACAACGACTAGTCCTGGTTCACAGCGGCTCCGTAGGAATCTCCCATGAGGAGCTGCACCCCGAACGCGAAGGAAGGCGTGGTGCCTGCGATCGTGCCGAGTGCGCGGAGGTAGCGCTTGCGGGTGACGTTCAGCTCGGAGAGCCGAAGCACCTGTGAGCTGTTAGAGGCCGATACCTGGGTGAAGGTCGCGCCGCTGACGTCTGCCCACGAGCTGTTGTCGTCGCTCTCCTGAATCTTGACGTTCAGGGTAGGCGTCGTGCCCGATACCGCACCTACTTCAAGTACGGCCACCGCATCGAAGTATCCTTGCGTATCTACGCCGGTGCCGGTGGCCGTAGCCGTCGCGGTAACTGGGCGGATCGTGAAGGATGACTTGATGCTGTCGAATAGCTTACGCATAGGCGTGAATTATGAGTTGGTAATATCGCCCTCTGCTGCGTCAGGCTCCGGGGTCAGCTCATCCGCCTCCGGTTCGTCGCCTTCGGTCTCTGGAGCGTCAGGCTCCGGCTGCGCGTCTTCGTCAGCCGATCCACCTGCCAGGTGCAGCGTGATGCGCTCCTGAAGGTCAGACTTGCTGCCGCCGGCTGAGAGACCGAGCTCCTTGGCCTTGGCCTTGAGCCGATCGAAGGACATGTCCTCGATCGCGATCTCCTCGACCGGTGCCTCCAGCTCGTCCGCTGGCGATCCGTCTACCGGCGAAATGTCCGCTGGATCGAAGATCGCAGCTTCCTCGTCGGTGAGCTCGATCTCGCTGTTCTTCTCGACGCGGTCGCTCTTGATGGCGAGCGCGACGTTGGTTCGGTAAAGACCCATAGAGCGCAGCGGCTACGAAGCCGACGTCTTAAGAACGACTGCTGCTGCCGGAAGCGCGATAGTCACCGCGTGGCGATGATTGTAGCGGAAGGCACTCTGGTTAGCGCGGAAGAGCGACTTGCCGCCGACCGTAGCATCCGTCGACTTCGCGACCTCCATAGGTCCACGGTCGCCGAAGGCGAGCGCGAGCTTGAGGTTGCCGAACACGGCGAACTTCTGGCTGATCGCAGAGCTTGAGAATGCTGGGAGAACGTCGGTCGTGTAGACCGGATACCCCAGAATCTCGCCTGACGGCTGGATGCCGTTCTGGCGGCGCTGAGACGCTAGGTTCGACTGACCGTACTCGAACACGCCGCTCGTAGAGCGAGCGCGGAGCTTCGCCCAGACGGTGCGGTGCATGTACCAAGCCGCATCTGCGAGCGCCGACGTATCGAGCGCCCCGATGGCGTCTGATGCTTCTGGAAGCGTGAGCTTGTCGAAGCCCGTGTTGCCAGTAGCCATCGTCTGAACGGTCACGTCGCTGGACGCGAGGAGACCGACGAATGGCGAGCCAGCGAACGTACCGCCGACAAAGCCTTCGCGGTCGATGCGGTAGGCGAGACCCTCGGATACGAGACCGAGGAGCCAGTCCGCTACGTTCACGTTGGCGTCGGACAACAGAATGTTGCTGACACGGATAATGGTCTGCCAGGTCTTGGTCTGGAGACGAGCGACGCCGATGTCATTCTGCGTCTCGCCGGCTTCGGTGTCCTCGCCGTCGTACTCGCCCTGCATCGCCGCGCCGGTGTAGCGCGGGATCTCAAGCTCGCCGGTCGTAACCGGGAAACGAGAGGCGTCACGGATCACGAGACCCGTGGTCGCCGCGATGCGCATGATCTCGCTGTGGACCTCTACCGGGATGAGGTAACCGCCGGTCTGGTCGCTAGAGCCGAGATAAGCGGCCTTCTCGCCGCGCGCGATGGCTGCAAGGTCCTGGGCGAAGGCGAGCTTGCGCTCACCATCGAGGCCATTGCCGTTGAGCTGAGCATCGAGGCGCGCTGCCCGGACCACTGTCTCAACCTTGTCGGCCACCTCCTTGCCGACGATCTCTTCGAGGTTCTTCTTGACGCTTTCGTCTACAACACTGAACAGCTCCTTCTTGAGCGCTTCGTCCATATACTCCTAAAATTATGTAGTAATTGCCGGGTGTAACTTGGTCTGAACTGCTTGGCGCGCCTCGGCTAATACGTCGCCAATTATGGTTGCAGCATCCTGGAGGGTCTTGCGGTTTGCATTGAATACCGCAAACGCCTTCTCCTCTTCGGTAGCTTCGGTAGCTTCGTCAGCCTCATCACCCTCCGGCTCCTTGGCTGTGATGCCGAGTGCCTCTAAGGCGAGGATCGCTGCTTTCAGGCTGTCGATGACGGGTGCGATCTGCTTCGTACTAAAACTGCGCTCCTCCACGGGCGCGGCTGCCTCAGTCACCACTACTTCGGCCGGAGCCTCCGCATCGGCTGCCGGCTCTTCCGCTGGTTCCGCCGTGCGCTCCACGAACATGAGCCCCTTCGTGACGAGCTCGTTGACGCTGAGCTCCTTTTCCATGGCGAGCGACAGCGCGTAGGGGTTGGCGGGAACGGAGACGAAGGAGAACTCAAGGAGCTCCGCCTTCGTGATGAGGTTGCCCTCGCGCTCCTTCTCCAAGAAGCCAACCGACGTCGCGCGGATGATGCCGAAGTCGTAGAGCTTGCGTACCTCCTGGGCCTTGTCAGTCGGCGCAAACTTGCCCTTCGCGACCATCTTGCCATCGACGACCTCAACGCTTGTCGCCATGCCGATCGGCTGGTTGTGATCGTGGCCCCAAAGGACAACGGGATTGTTGAGGTAGTGCGTAAGGTCCCAACCATCGAGCTTGATGACCTCCTGGTAGCGGTCCAGGTTCTCCGTTGTGATGACGACTTCAAAGGTGCCGGTAGCAGCGTCTGCGGCAGCCTTAGTGTCCGCGAGTAGCTTTCGCACCTCCGCCGACTGGAACCGTTCGACTATCTCTGCTGCAAGTTCCGCCCCAATACTCTTAAGCTCGTCTTTCATGACATGAAGTATACATGAGCAATTCCACGACTCCCGACGACAGGTGGAAAGCCCGCAGCGGCAAAATCGGCTATTGACTATCAAACTACCTCATCTCACTATTCTCACTATCTGAGGACAGGGAGGCCACAATGGCTTCGATAGAGATCGACTTCGACGTGTACAAAGCGCTCACGCTCCGGCGGGCGCACGAGGGCATGACTTACAACGACGTGCTGCGCGACCTTCTCGATCTGGGTGGCTCCAAGGTCGAGAGTGTTGCCACGCCGGCCACGGGCCCCGACTGCATCTTGCAAGGGATCGCCTTCCCCGAGGGGACGAAGTTTCGCGTCAGCTACAAGGGCCGAACATTCAACGCGGAGGTCAAGAAGGGCCAGTGGGTTGGCGAGGATGGCCAGGTCCGTCGCAGCCCCTCCGATGCGGCAAGCGCAATCACCCATACGAATGTGAATGGCTGGCGCTTCTGGTCGTTCAAGCGGCCTTCGGACGGTCAATGGCGAAAGATGAGCGTCCTCCAAGCTGCCTGAGACGACTAGCCGATGCTGATCTCCGCCGGGCGGATGAAGCATCGGCAGTTCGTGTGCAGGGGCGGGACGTCGATGGCGCGGTAATCGAGAACAAGCTCCTTGCCCTCTGCCGTGAGGGTTTCGCCCTTGTTGAAGAAGACCTCGTTGATGCCGATCACCCGGCCATCCTGCGGGCCGCACCATGGACACACGCGCTCGTCCTCGGCTGTGTACCAGCGCATCGTCTTCACGACGCCGCTCTGTCGGAAAGCCTCTCGGCTGCCCTGGTTGGCTATGTAGAAGGATTCCGTGCGGGCGACGGCAGCTGCGCGCACGCTGTCTGAGTAGTCGTAGACCCGGTGAACGCGCTCCGTGAGGTCGTTCAGACCCTCGCCGCTCGCGATCCCGTCGTTCAGGGCCTTCTCTAGGAGCTTCGCCGTCGTCCGGTTGTAGGATTTCGCAAGCCGGCGCGCGGCCTGCTCAACGACTGTCCTGAGCGCGGGCAGTGAGGAGTCCAACGCGCCCGGGTAGCCCTGGTCGATGAACTCCGCGATTGCCTGTTCGACCATGAGGCCCTTGAGGATCGGACCGATGAAATCGACGAGGAGCGAAACTTCGCCGTCCATGTCGAACAAGTCGCCCTGCTTGACGGCCTTGGTGATCTGCTTGAGCCGCTGCGTCACCTCACGCTTCTGGCGGCCGTTGAAGTCGCGCACCTTGTCGGCCACGAGCTTCTCATGGTCGCCGACCCGACCGACGAACGCCTTATGGCTGGCGGCGTCCGGGTCTTGGTGCGCGGTGGCGATCTCGACCGCGCGCGTCGCGATACTGCTCACCAAGCGTTCCAGCCTGGCCCCTGCCCTCGCCCTGGCCGGCATCGCCTTGGTTGGCTCGCCCTCATCCGTGTTGTCATTGGCCGGCGCTGGCGCGGGCTTCTCTGGGCTGCCCAGTGGAGTGAAAGTAGCGGAGCTGTTGACGACGTCACCGCCCTCTACAGGCGGAAGACCGACGGAAGCGCGAACCTCATTGACCGTCATGTAGGGCTGCTTGGCGAGGGCGATCTCGCGCTCCTTCAGCAGCAGATCCATGTTGACCGGGACGAACTCGTCGTATGCGAAATAATAGCGCCCGGTGCTGTCGAGCATCGGCGCAATGGTGGTGTTCAGGAAGGCCAGGAGGTCGTCAGCGATCGGCTTCAGGGTGTACTTGGCGTAGATGTACTCGCTCGCCTCGGCCGATGCCCGGTTCACCTCCGTGGTGAGCCCCACGAGGGTTTTAGGGACGCCGAAGCCGGCAAGTATCTTGTCGCGGTACCGGTCGTCAGTGGCCCCCATCTCCATCTCGGCCATGTTCGCGCCGGACTTGGAATACTTGCTGCCCTTGGGAAGCACACCGAGCTTGTGGGCGTTGGCAACGCCGACGTGATCGTTCTGCAGGCCGATCTTAATGAGCTTGATGCGGGTCTCGGTCTCTTCGTCGGTCTCGATGAAGCCGCCAAAGGTCGCGCCGTTGACGAAGAAGCGGCTCAGGAACTCAGTCAGATACGAACTGGTATCCACCCATTTCGCGATCTTTTGGAGCTTTCCGGCGCCCCAGTAGGGCTTGGCAGGGTCGACATAACGGTCGTGCAGGACGTCCTTCGCCAGGATCGTCCGCTGCTGCGGTCCGTCGGAATATCGGAAGCCTACGAGCACCCCGCTTTCCACGATGGGAGCCATCTTGGTCGGGATTAGGGGCCGGAGTTTGCCACCTCCAAGGCGCTCCCAGAACGCGTTGCCGGTGAGCTCTTTGTACGCCGTGTTGAGGTAGACGAAGTCCTTACCAGTGAAGCCGGCGGCCGGACTTTCAAGGAAGGATACGAGAGGCCCATCGAAGACCTCCCTGTCGTCGCCAGCGGCCACGAACCGCATGACCTTGAGGCGAATGCTTGCCGCGGACTTCGCGTTTTTGTCCGTGGCTATGTAGACCCACTCCTTGTTCGCTTCGAGGAGATTGGCCGCGTTCACACCGTCCGCGTTTCCGCTGGTGACCGGATTCCATGTGCCCGGATAGCCCCCGTCCGCCCCTTTCTTTGCGCCCAGCCCTCGGAGGAGGGTGGTGAGGATATTCATGGCACTCAGTATACATCGCTGAATCCACGCTCAGCGGCGTGCCTTGCGACCTGTGGACGCCACGGGCGGTGCCAGCTTTGCGATCGTCGTGTCGATCATCTCGTAGTCGACCTGGGACCATTCCTCAGCGTCTTTGAAGTTCATCCAAGCCTTGTTCAGTTTAGGCCCGATGGCTCGGATTAGCAGCGCTTCGAGGTCGCCGATAGTCGTGTGGGTCTCTTCGGAAACCTCGCCCTCAAGCTCCAGCAGCGAAAGAACGCCGTCCGCCCCAGCCGCCCCGATCTGGTTGAAGCCGAACCAAGAGAAGCGGTCCCATTTCCCTTTCAGATTATCGCTCAAATGGTCCTTCAATCGAAGGCCAAGGCCCCGCTGCCTGGTGAGGCCTACGTAGCTCGGGCCATACTCGTCGTAGAGGATGTAGATGCCCTGCTGTTTCCGAAAATCGGCTACCTTGAGGGAGCCTCGGTTGGAACCGACCCTACCGAGTAAGCGGAACTCGCCCTTGTTTCCCTGGCCGGGCGACCACTCGATCTCCGCCTCTCGCCAAAAGAGGCCGTAGCTTGTTATCTTCACCGGTCACCCTCCATCCAAGCTTCACTCTAAGTGTTTCGTGGCATCGGGCAATCTGAGCGCCACCTTTACAAGTCGAGGAAGACCACTCCGAGATTCTCGCCCTCGGTTGGCCGCGACAGCGTGAGTGCCAGCGCGTCGCCGACGTTCGGTGACGCTACGCCGCGCTTCTTCATGTCATCCTTGCTTTCGAGCTGGAGCTTGCCGGCCGACGTGATCTTGTATTTGGGCTGGGCCAGCTCGTAGAAGCCCTCGTGCTTTTCGAGGACCGCGTCCCGCAGCCAGTCCCGGACGTTCACCCAGCTCTCGATGCGGATGTTGATGTGCTCGGCTTCATTCCGGGCCTTGCTCGCGACGTTCACGCCGAACACGCGGTCTGCGATGTCCGGCTGCTCCCTGAGCCGGTCGAAGGTGCCGGCTCCCAGGCCGCCGGTGATGTCGATGAAGAGCCTGACCGTGGGGTTGGCGCGCAGGTAGATCGCGGACTTGCCCGCGAGCTCCATCGTGTTGTTGCCGTTGATGACCCACTCGACCTTCGCCCTGTTTCCGGTGCGGCGGACCAGGGCGCTGTCGTCATCGCCAAAGCGCGCCACGTCCAGGCCGGCAACGTCGTCATCCTGGTTGGTGAGCTCGCGGTCTGCATTGAAAGCGCCCTCCACCTGGTCGATGGAAATGAGGGTGTCTGACGAGCGCTGCGGGAAGTGCCCCAGCACGCGGACACGGTAAATGTCGCTGTCTTCGCCGTACTTCTTCCGGACCTCCTCCACCCACTCCCACGTGACGAGACCGGGGATGACTTGGCGCTTGGCCTGCACGTTCGGCGTATCGAACGCGCTGATGTGAATCTTGCTGAAGGAGGGGTCTTTGAAGGCGTCGTAGAACGGCCCGCTGTTCTGCGTCGGGTTGCCGATGAGCACGAACCGCACGACGTGACCGCCGGCCATCGCACCCATGGCGGCTTCGTAGATCTTCGGAGATATGCCCGATGCTTCGTCGAAGATGACGAGCATGGATTTGGCGTGCCAACCCTGGAAGCCCTCCATGTTGTGCTCGTCGTTGGCGATGCCCAGCGCAAACCACGTCTCGTCGATGTCGAGCTTTGTCTTGAGGAGCTTGCCGCCTAGGGCGACCAGGGACTTCTGGTAGGCGTCACGCAGGTTTCGCCAGAACTGGTTCTCGATCTGCGTCCACGTCGGCGCAGTGTCGATGACTACGGCGTCGGGTCCGTAGGCATAGAGGAACCGCAGCGCCTCGCGCGCCATGTGGTAAGTCTTGCCGGAGCCGTTGTTGGAACGGATCGCGGTGTTCCGGTGATCCCGGATAGAGAGGCTGATCTCGAGCTGCTTCCCCCACGGCTCGTACCCGAGCACCTCGCGGTGGAAGAACGCCGGATCATCCCTGAACCGCTGCCGGAGCTTTTGCTCCTGGCTTGGCCTTTCCATTGGCGATGGTGATTAGGTCGGCGAGCGTCTTCCCTCCGCTGGTGAGGTCCACCTTGTCGGTGATCTTGCCGTAGAGGCCGTTGCTGAGCTCCTGATAGTGGAAGAAGCTACCCTTCTTGATGGCTGCTTGAAGCGCTGATGCCTGAAGCAGCTCTTCGATCTCTTCGGGCTCCATGCCGTTAGCCGCCGCGAGCTTTCGCATGGCCTCCATGATGACCGTCTTGCGGTTACGGGTGCCGAGCTTCCGGCCCGCCGGATTGCCGCTCTGGCCTGGCTTCCACAGGATGAGGTTCTGCGGATTACCGCGCGGCTTGCTGTTCTTTTCTGTGTTCTTGGCCTCGGCCATATCCAAAAATTATAGCACTCGACGCCTCGCTAGGCGGAGCGTGGCGCGTCGATGCAGCTTCCTAACCCATAGGGAGAAGGAGGTCCAAAGAGTGGGCGGGAGGTGCGCCACCATCTGCCCTGACCTCATTCGATGCGCGAGCGTGTACATGTGCCGCGCATCCCAGCGCCGGCGGTTAGGGCGCTTGCGATCTATCCCCTGCTCTTTCACTAGGCGGGCAAACGCGGAGCTCATGGCTAGAAGATGATCGCGAGCCCGACGACTACGAATATTGCGAGCGGCACTACGCCGAAGAAGAAACCAAGCGTCTTGGCCGCGTCACGGCTGACCTGCTTACGCACATCAGCATATAGTTCCGGGTTCATATACCTGGACTATACCACGCGCTGGTAGTGGTGGCTAACAGCCAGCTATTCGGCCGCCGGACGGAAATCGAGTGCCGACTGCGGGATATAGGCGTCCAGGTCCACGGCCTCCCCGGCGGCGACGCGGTCGTGAGCTTCCTTTAAGCGCTCGGGGCTCAGCCCCTTGGGCACGAAGCGGAAGACGCTGGCGGCGAGGTAGTCGAGACGTTCCTCGAACGCCATCCACTGCCGGCCTTCCGCCTCTGCAACCTGCCCTGTGGTGTTCGAGCCCGCGAATATATCGAGCACGACATCACCGGGATCAGTGAGGAATCTGATGAAGAACTCAGGCAACTTTGCAGGGAAGCGAGCGGGGTGACGGTCTGCCCCCACTAGCTTGCAGCCGTTCACGTACGCTCCGTTGGACTCCGTGTTGGGTATTTGAAGGAGGTTCGACGGGATAGCCCCGCCGTTATCGGTAGCGAACCCGGCGCTGATGTCGTGGCCGGAGGGTCGGACCTTCGGGGTGTAGAACTTCGCAGGGTCCTCAATGAGCTTCTTCATACGGTCGGAATACGGCGCGAGAACCTTGCTGACGTCGGCCTTCGGCCACTCAGTTTTCGAGAACCACCAGAGGTTATTTACGGAATCCTTTGCCCGGATTTTTCGCTTGTTCACCCACTCGATTGGGGACGGCAGCTTGGCCGGATTGTACCAATAGAAGTCCTCAGCCAAGAAGAATCCCAACTCATCGCAGAACCGTATGGGGATGCGCAGATGGTAGAGACTGCGAGCTGGCGTTCCCTTCTGATACGCACCGCCGACGTCCATGACGAAGCTGCCGGTCGGCTTGAGCTTTGCGTGAACGAGCGCCGCGAAGTCCATCAGCCAATCAAGGTATTCGGCCTGATCCTTGTTGCCATATGCCTTCTGCCGTTGAAGAGCGAAGGGAGGCGACGTCATCACGAGGTCGAGGCTGTTGTCAGGTAGTTGGCGCAGCAGCTCACGAGAATCACCGCAGTAGGCGGCCCCGTTCCGGGTCGTGTAGGCGGGCGGCTGAAGCGTCATATTTGGCAATCCTAATCACACTCATCGTGTGTAGACTCAAAGTGGTCAGCCATCAACCTCACGCACCGTGACAAATGGCAAAACGTCGTCGATTCGCGAGACGCTCGCGGGGAATATGAGGCGGCTGCGGCTTGAGCGCCAGCTGAGCCAGGAGGCGCTTGCGGATCGCGCCGGCATCCATCGGAACTACGTCGGCGGCGTCGAACGCGGCGAGCGGAACGTCGGCATCGACAACGTCGAGCGTATAGCCGGCGCACTTGGTGTAACCGTTCCAGAACTGTTGGCCGGCTGATGCCTGTTCATCCCGACTGGCCCCGCCTCGAAGCGCTCATGCCCGCCGTCCGCGAGTTCCAAGACCTCGCTCGTGAGCACGGCATTGACGACGTGTTCCAGGACAATGGCGGCAAAATTCTACAGATGCTGCTCGCTCTGAATCTCCAGGGCATTCCGGGTCGGGAAGGCAACGATGCCGTCGATGCTGAAGGCCGGGAATATGAGCTGAAGAGCGTCAATATCTGGCTCACCGCCAGCTTCTCAACGAACCACCACGTCAATATCCCTATCCTCAACAAGTACCGCGAAGTTCAGTGGGTCTTCGCGATCTACGAAGGCATTGAGATGCGCCGCGCCTATGCGATGCCGGCGGAGACACTCGAACCATTCTTCGCCGCTTGGGAAGCCAAATGGCTGAAGGATGAGCGGGACATCAACAACCCGAAAATCCCGCTGACCTTCGTGATCAATGAGGGAGAGCTCGTTTTCTCGGATCAGCGCGAGCTCGATCTGCAGAATGCCGGCGCGATCCGTAGGGCAAAGACCAAGGCGTCTGCCGACCGGCGTGCCGCCAAGGCGCTCGCGCAAGCCGAGCTCATCGAATCTCTTGAGGACGAATAGAAGAAAGCAGGCCCCGGGGGGCCTGCTGAGTTAGAACAGCGATAGCTGCTGTCCGGTGACCTCCTGCCGTCGCCACGCCCGGCTCTTAGCTTCGAGGTTCAGCCAGTTCTCTACGAACGCCGCCGGCCCGCCAGCGGCCTCTACGGGGCCTGGTTCATGAAACAGCGAGCGATAGCCCGTCTCCGTCATCGGCAGCCTCGCCCTCGCCGGCCGGATTGCCTCCAGCTCAAGGTGGGCATGGTTGTGCCCGTGCTTGGCGTGCACCCCAGCCAGTCTGCCTCGTACCGCACCTCGATCTCGATTCCTTCCCATGTCAGCCGTCCGGTCCATATGTCGCGCTTCGGCTCATCTGTTGTTTCCAGGGTCTTCTTCGCTTTCATCGCACCACTCCTCTTCCGGGGATAAGTATAAACCCCCGCTCGTGGCGGGGGTCTTAGGTGCTGTTGGCGGCGGCGATGTTTTGATGATTTATCGTTGGGCTGAGCCTTACCTATCGTCCCATGAAAAGGCCCCGCACGGTGGCGGGGCCTTGGGGATAGCCACTCGTCCGGATGCGCCCCGGAAGTCGGGCTGGCAGGTTTACGCGGTCAGTCTCCCCGATACGCCTGCGAGATGCGCCGAATGGCATTTCCCGTCAGGTGACGGGTTCACAGAAGCCGTCGATGACCTGGTGCAGAGCACTGGTCGTTTGCGGGTTTTCCGCGACCCGGCCGGTGAGGGCGAAGGTAGCGGCATTGAACAGACGCCAGGCCGTCTCCTCCCCCCAGTCATGCGGGGGGTTTTGGTAGGCTTCGAGCACGTCAGAGATGCGGGTCAGGTTGATCACGTCGCGGCGATAGAGCTGCATGATGGCGTGGTCCACCTGGGCCTCTCCGAGGGCCGTACGGCGGTAGGCGTCGAACATGGCGGCCTGGCGCTGCCGTTGGTCCCGAAGCGGCTCCACGACCTCGGCGACGAGGCCGGGAAGATCCCGCTTGGCGTTGGCCGTGTGCTTGCGCTTGATGACGTGATCGCCGTTGAAGGCGAGGTTGTCACAGACGAAGACGCGGCTGCCGAAGCTGATGCCGATCGGGAAGCGCTTATCGTTGGAATTGCGCAGGCCGACCGTGTCCGTGTAGTCGCCATAGGGCGAGCGCAGCGACAGAAGGCCGAAGAAGCGAAGGCCATCCGGCGTGACGCCGTAGTTCTCGTCGACGATTTCGTGCTCGTAGAAGCCGAGCGCGTACTTTACCATGTCGACTACAGCGTAGTGCGCGATTGGGACGTGGCTCTCGGTGGCGTCGGGGATAGGCAGTTCGCGGAGTTTGGCGTAATCGACGGGTTCCGCGCCCGAGTGAAGCATAAGCATCGAAGTCTCTCCAGTTGTGAAAGGGCAACTGGAAGTATTGTAACGCGCGGTAGTCAGTTTAATTCAGCCAACTTGAGTATATGGGGATTGAACCGTGGGGCATTATCTTAATTTCCAGTGCCTTTTGTGCACCGAATTTCAAGTCCGCCCGGAGCATAAAGAGTGCGCTCGTGGTAGCGGTTGTGGCTTTGAGACCGGAAGGTGGCAACGCCTTTCCGACGATCAATCGGAATTTGTGAGGTCCGAGTATGAGGAGCAGCAGCTAGCGGCCGACAGGGCGAAGGAGCCTCGGCAACTGTTGATGTTGGCCGGCGGCGTCGTGGGAGGGATCGTGGCGTTCTTGTATTTGGCATCTCATCTCTTTCAGATTTCGTACTTCATCTCCAACGGGCGGTGGCCGGGCAAATAGGAGCACCCCCGTTTCCGAGGGTGCTGATGTCATGCTCTCTTATGGAGCGGCACGACGTTGGTCGGCTGGAAGTCGGCCGGAAGCCAAGCCTCCGTAACTCCGACGTATCCGAGAAGCACGCCGTCTTCATCCCGGAAAGGGACAAGGACATAGCCGCGCGCCACTCCCTTGCCGGCATAGCCGATCCCGTGGGCCTTGCAGAAAGCAGGATCGAAGCCGACGGCATCGACTGCTTCATGGTCAGGCTCGAGGTAGCTCAACGGCTGGAGCTTCTGCGTCTCCTTGCCCGTCTCGCTCTGGGGAACGGTACGAGACCGTACAGTACCACTGGTACTGTCCCGCTCGTGGACTGGTACTATACCGGCGCGCACGGCGAGCTCTTGGGCGGCCTCTTTGGCCGGCAGCTCAAGCACATGCGCGGCGAGTGCGATCTGATCCCCGCCTTTTCGTTGGCCCCAGCAGTAGAAGCCTTTGCCTTCTGTGACGACGAGGGCGCGGTCGCCAGCGCTGTCGCACGTAGGGCATGGCCCGCGCCACTGGTTGCCTGAGTGTTTGAGCTTGAGGCCGAGGTAGTCGATAGCATCCGAGAAGGAAACGGATTCCTTTACGGCAGCGAAGTCGATGAACTTGGTCATCGTAGCCTCCATGGTGCATGGGAAGAACTCCTGTGTTCCTCCTCAATTCTACCACGGGGCTATCCCCAGCTACTGCGTCCGGGGGTGTACAGCCGTGCTTGAATGAGTGTGGATATTGAAAGGAGACACCTCATGTCCAACCGCCCGGACTACGACGTCTTTGTCAGCCAGAAAAACGGCGACAAGAATTTCTACACGAAGGTCGGTGCCGCCTGGAACGTCGCCAAGGACGGCATCTCGATCAAGCTGCAAGCCCTGCCGCTGGATGGGAACCTGGTACTGTTCCCGCCCAAAGACCCGGACGAATAGTCCACACCCCGCGTCTAGGCGCGGGGTTCTGCTTGGTATGATTAAGGGGCGAGTTCATAGCTCGTATGATGTGATGCCCCTGAAACCGCCGATGACTCCGGCGGTTTTTGCGTCATGGGCGGTTGATGTGCTTCGGCTCGCTGGTGGTCGCCCATGGCTGGTCGAGTAGGTTCACGAGGAGCGAACGGGGCACGCGCCAGTTAGCGCCGAACGACGCATCCGACGTTACCGCGAACCGTCCCTCGAACTGCTGGTCACCATGCTTCTTCACGTAGTCGAGGATGTTGCGGCCGTGCGTGGCGTTGGTCGTGACGGTGAGAACGGTGAGGTTCGGCAGGCCGAAATGCGCCTGGTAGGTGCGGTTGCGCAGAATCTCGAAGTAGCCGGCGATCTTCTTGCCGAATGAGTTCTGGTCGAGGTTCTTCCGCTCGATGCTCTCGGTGTTGCGGTCGATTTCCACGGCGAAGAAGCGGAAGCCTGCGCCCGGGTACTCGATGCCAAATAAGTCGTCCGGAACGATGAATTTCTGAGAGCCCATCTCTGAGAGAGGAATAGCCATCGGGTTGCCCTCGTGCCGGGGGCATTTCTCGTGCGCAAGTATCTCCGCGCGGGGGATGTACCGAAGCCCGTTCCACCTCGCCACGATCTCAATGGAAGCCGCGACGCAAGCGCCCATGAGCTGATGCAGGAAGGCGTCGGCACGCTTGGCTGCGACGGTCACGCCACGCTCAGCGAGCACAGCCTTGGCCCTGGGCGTCAGGTCGTACACGATGTGCTGACAGTGGGCGTTGTAGGCGGCGAACTGCTGAGGGGGGCGGAAGAGGTAGGGGCCGCCGTGGTCGCCGTTGTAGAGCTGAGTCAGACGGTACTGGAAGTTTGCATAGTTCTTCCGGATTGGGCGGATGAACTCGAACAGGTAGTGCGTCGGCAGCGGGCCGTGGCGGTTTATTGCCTCGAAGATGAGGTACTCCGCTTCGGTCAGGACGATGCCTTTGGAGACCGCGCTCGGCGGCTCGAAGCGGATGCGTCTATTGAGGCTGTCCGTTTTCATACATGAGGAGATAACTGCACGCGCTGCGGTCGTAACCGTTCGGCATGGGCAGCGATGGGTAGGGGTATTCCGCTACGAGCGAGAATGAACACCCTGAAATTCTACCATTCCGACGAGATGTCTTCGTCCGGCGGTGGGGACACAGCTTTGCGGATAGTCATCGTCGCGTGCCCGGTGACTGCTGGCGGCTCGGGTTCAGGCGGAGGTAGCGCTCCCCTGCTCCCCAGGGATACGCGGGCGCGGTTGGCCAGCATGAAGGCGTCAAAGTCGTCCGGCGACATCTTGGGCAGTCGGTCGATAGACCCTACGCCTACCGGGATAGAGACGGCGTGCGGCGTCACGTTCCGGATATGCGCTGCGAAATGAAGGCGGGGCTGGTCGTTGATAAAATCGGCCGTGGTCCGCATGTCGGGGGCCATGTAGCGGGCGTCCGCGGCTGAGAGCCCAGCGGCGAACTTGGCCCCGGAGTTGGCGGCAAGGCTAGCCCGCAGAGAAGACGACGCCTGGTCGAGATACTGGTGAGCGAGCACCAATCCGCAACGGTACTTCCGGGCGTCCGTGAGTAGGTCGTCGATGTTGCTGTCGAAGTAGGACGCTGCCTCGTCGACGATGAGGAACGTGTCCTTCCGCTGGCTCTCCTTGATGGCCGCCCGCTCAAGGATTGCCTGAAGCGTGAGCGATATGAAGATGCGGCCAAAGTTCGAGGATGCGCCCTTGAGGAAGTCCTTTGCGGTATCGACGAGGATGACGCTGCCCCGGTTCATCTCCTGGAAGAGGTCGATCTTCGTGTCTGGGCTCGTGAACAGCCGCGCGATGGTCGGGTTCTCGATGATAGCCTGCAAGCGATAGCGTATCTGCTCCTTCGTCTGCGCGAAGGTCTTGCTCATGAAGTCCTGCATGAAGAAGTCGCGCGGGATCTCCGGCAGTGCGCGGATGGCGTCCATGTAGGGCGTCGGGTCCAACATGAGCTTCATCATGTCGAGGATCGTAGCGTTGCGGCCCATCGTCTCCGGCAGCGACAGCATGAGGCGGGCGACATAGCGGAAGAAGACGCCCTGCTTGGCGGTGAGGTCCGCGCCTAAGAGGCCGGTGAAAAGGTAGTCGAAGGTCTGGATGACGCCGGCCGATACCTGCTCGCGGGTGGCTTCGTCGTAGCCCTTCATGCGTTCCTGGTTGACGGCGAAGACGTTGAGCGCGGGCGGGTTATGGATGTCTCTGGGGTCGATGACGATGAGGCGGTCTTCGATACCTATATCGGCATGGACGAGCCTGCGGATGAGGTCGCCGTGGGGGTCGATGATGACGAGGCTGGGGGGATCGTCGGACGCCAGGTCGTGCAGGATGAGGTTCTCGATGAGCGAGGTCTTCCCGGCCCCGGTGCCGCCGACGATGTGCATGTGGTTCATGCGGTCGTCGTGCGTGAGTTTAAGCGGGACGGACGTATTGAAGAGCTCGTGGAAGGTCGTATCAGCCAGATAGCGGTCGGCTAGCTCGTTCAACGCAAAGCGGCTGTCGGGTGCCCGAACGAGAGGCTTCTTGCTGTTCTGATCGTCCGGGTCTCGACCGGACGCCGCGCAGAGGTTTCGGATCATCTGGTTCGATGTCGGCCGGAACATGCCGCAGTCCGCGTACTCGTCGCGCAGGAAGGTGTTGAGTATCTGATCCATCACGAGCGCCGGCTTCGCGAGCGTGTAGCCGAGCGGGATAGTGAATGGTGTCGGGTTCTGGGTGCGGGGCAGGAGCTCGCCAATCCCAGTCAGGATCGAAACAAGGCCCTCATGCAAGAGGTCGAGCATCTTCTGCTGGTTCAGGAAAAAGTACTGCTTCCGGTGCAGGAGATTTCGATAGTCGACGAACTCCTTGAGGCTCATACGCTCGAAGTTCGGCGGCTCGATCTCAAACAGGTACTCCTCGCCGACGATGAGGTCGTACATGACGAGGATAAGCGCGCTCCTCACCTCCTCAGAAAACGGCGAGAGGTGCGGATAGACGCGCTGCCCTATCGTAGCGGGAGTCTCGCCGAAGCGATCCTGGTGAGCGCGCACCCACGCATATAACTGCTGCGCCTCGTCGAACTCCCTCCCCTTCTCGTCCGTAAAGCGACGGAGGAAGGGGACGTACGTCGAAGGGCGAGGGAACTCCATCAGTTCTTCTTCAGATAAAAGTACGCCCCGAGCCCCGCAATTAGCGGGACGCCCAGATGCACCATGAGCGACGCCTTCAGGCCCAGGACGAGTAGGCCGAGCACCCCGCCAACGACGCATGCCCAGAGTATCGGACGTCGCCGAGCGGGTCGGGTCCGCTCGTTGAACCAGGCGATGACGCGGTCAAGGTCGCTCGGACCCCCAGCGGTCGAGGCCGATGCGCTGTAGGAGCTTCCCACGTAGTCAGGACCCGCAAGTACTGGGTCGGCCGTCCGATGCATGGCCTGGGTTCGCGGAAGGGCGGCCTGTGCCTGCGGGGGTGCGATAGCTAAGGGTGCTGGCGCTGTAGCCGTCACTGTGGGTTCATCCTGGTCGAAATCAACGACCACTTCACGGCCGTCAAAGGTAGCCGCGAGACCGAGATAGCCCTTGAGGTTTTGACAGGCCGTCATGATGGCCTCCTCGGTGCCGAGCAGTTCCTCCATGCTCTTGCACTCGACGTGCTGGCCATTGCGTAGACTGCCGATGCTTATGTTGAGGTTCATAGCGGCCATCGCCAGTGTGGCGAGGGACTTCAAACCGCCGATTGCTGAGCCGTCGTTTTGGCCCTGGCTCTTGTCGAGAAGGCGGCGGGCCGCCTCGCTGTTGTAGATCACCTGCTTCTCCATCTTGTACCGCTTGATGTCAGCAGCTTCCGCGTCAGTGAAAGTGACGCGGGCGTCGAGGCAGAAGATTACGGTTTTCGACATGACGCCAGCATCGCGCTGCGAGCGCTGTAACTTGAGTTGCATGGAGCCCTCCCCGGCTACTCAAAATGGAACCCCGCCGCCGGGAAGAGTCAAGAGAACCGGGTTATCTGGGATTGATCATGCTCTCGATCAGGTCGTTGTAGCCGTTGGTATTCGGAAGGATGCCGGCATAGAGCGCCAGCGTCTTCGCGTCCTCCGGCGTGCAGCGGCTCCCGACCTTCGTCCCGATCTGCATGAGCTGGTTGCGGAGCTTCGGAACCTCGTCGAATGAGGTGATGCCCGCTACTAGCCGGCCCTGGCGTATGAGGCTGGTGTGGAAGGGGCAGGCATAAAAGCCGAAGTCCGGAATGACGACGGTGCCGGGGTACTGCGAGATCAGCAGGTTCGCGAGCACGAAGCAGTCGAAGTCCCCGAGCACGGCGCGGTCAAGCCTGGCGATGATGGTGCCCTTGAAAGACATGTTCGTCGGCCTGGTAAGGACATTCTCAAGGACAGGAGAGAGGAGCAATGTCTGTATCTTTTGGTACGCGTACCTAGTGTCCTTACTGTCCTTGATAAGCTCCGCGAGCTTCCGTGGCTTGCCGTCGAGCGCTTCGAGTATCTGGAAGGTAGCGTTCGCCTTCGTGAGCGTGTTCTCACCTTCGGGAAATATCGCATTGAGGACATCGACGAACTCGCGCGCCCTCAGATAGGACATGTCCTTGAGCGGGTTGAACGAGTGTTCTCGGACATCAAAGACCGTGGTGCTCCTGCGCTCGGGCATATCCAGCGCGTCGATGATCGGCCCGTCGTCGATGATGAGAAAGCGATCGGGTGGTATGTACTGTAAAAGCGGTTCCTTATCGGAGCCGACGATGAGGGCATTCATGGGTCGGGAGGAGTAGAGCCTCGTCTCGTGTAGGGTGCTCCCGCCGACCACGAAACAAGGTACAATCCCTGCTCATTATAGCTTGATTTTCTGTTCACCTTTTGTTCCCTTCTGCAAATCGCTAGGGGAAATGTGCCTACTGTCCCCTCGCCTCCTTCTTCGCACTGCGTGCGTTCTGCATGAGCTTGAGGTGCGCCGCCTTCTCCTCGGCCGTCCTTCCTGCCCATCGTGCTATGCCTCGCTTGCTAGCTTCGGCCTTTCGCTGCTCCGGTGTGAGCCTAGCGTGGCGTGCTGACGCGATCTCGCGTAGATGCTGTCTGAGGGTCTTTTCTTTGGTCATATGTGTTTCGTTGGGAATCAGAAAGCCGCCGGACTATGCCTGGCGGCTTTCGTTGTTACTAGTGGTTGAAGTTTGGTTCGTTCATGGTTGCTATTCGCACTCGCACCAGTCCTTTGGTTTGCCGCACTCGTCGCAACCCTCGCAGTAGCGAATGAATATGGCGGCTCTTACTTCGTCGTCCGTCATGCTATGCGGAGATTGCCGCGAGGTCTTTAGTAAGCGAAGAGAATATCTCCTGCGCCTCATCGCCTCCTGCGAATAGCTTCAGCGTGTAATCTCGTTTCAGACCTGTGAGCTTTTCACGACCCGTGCGGGTAGTTTTGTCAAAATCCTCAAGCACCTTCGGCGTATGACCGCCTCCGACAACGAGTTCTGGTTCGCTGGAATTGTAATTGCGCACACGGTAGCCAAGCGAAGTGAGAGCTTCTTCTGCCTGCTCTTTTGCGTCATGCGCCTGAACCCACGTTTTCATAAGGTTGGCGGCTGCTACTGGCGGCTTCTCCTCAATCTGCTTTTCCAGAGCCGCACGCTCCTTGTTGCGATTTGTAGAGTAGACGGTTTCCGCGCTTTCGATGTCAGCGAGTAGCAGTTTCTCTAGCTTGCGCTTCTCCTCCATGTTCAGCTTGCGCGGAACTAATATTGCTTCTTTCATACAGTTGGATTGCTAGTGAGGCCTTATTGCCTCACCTATGTATCATACACGCATGCTAGTAATATGCAAGGATAGTGGGGATAGTAGGAATGGGTGAAAGTGGGAATGGTAGGATTGTTATGCGAGCCACGGCTCGTTGATTTTCTTCACGCCGCAAGCCATCCGAAAGGGTGGCTTGTTGCGTTTCAACGCGACGGTGAATGTGTGGGGCGTCCTTTAGGACAGGGCGGGCGGGCAGGTTTCTATCGGACAGTGGGAGTGGTGAGGGTAAAGGACATTGTACTAGACCGCACCAGTTCGTCGGTGGCTTATGGCCACGACCCCTCACATGTCCTTGAGCGTTAGATCAAGGTTCTTGGGTGTCCAGAGTGACCCCTAGAAAAGGTGAGGGGTCGTGGCCGCTAGGCCATGCGAACTGGTGCGGAATCAGTCCCTTACGGTACCTATCCCCACCATACAGGGTACCAGGGCGTATGCCGTGGGTGTGTGGTGGTTGTCGCTTATTGTTGCCGGCCTGGTTGATCCGACGTCAGGCGATGTCGCCAGAACTTGTCGGCCCGCTCGTACACGGCATCGGGGCTCAGCTTGTTGAACTCTGCAAGGACGCTTTTTCCGACGCATACATTGCTGTTCGCGTCGTAGTAGGCGAGAGCTTCGTCGTGCAAATGCAGGAAGTAAGATGCGGCTTCTTCCTGATAGAGGAACCCTGCCACCTCTAAGCGCTCAAGCATCCACTCTGCGGCTTCTTTGACGGTCATTTCTTCGGGGGCACGAAGGTTTCGAGCAGGTGCTCGCCAAACTGCCCCCATTCGGCGGACGCACCCTTAAACCAGCGGCAGCCGTACTCGATGGTGCTCTCCCCAGGCTTCGCCCTGTCGTTGGTCTGCACAGCATCGATCGTCATAGCTGGCCCTCCAGACTTGAACCTTACGATGTCACCTTGCTTGAACTTACCTGCCATCCGAGAATCCCTTTTCGGCGAAGCGGTACTATGAAGCGCGAACCTTCACAGGCGCAAGGAAAGGCCCGCGGAAGTTCCGCGGGCCTTGTGTCGTACCGGTGGGCGATAGCCTCACTTGGCGATGTAGTTGCCGTCCTTGATATCGACGGTGCCATTGCGCTTCAGGGCAGCGAGAGCGTTCCGGATTGAGGTCTTCTCCGCGTCGGTACCGGCTTCCATCTTGACCAGCACGTCGGCTGCGCTGATACCGCCTTTGGACATCTTGATGAGGGCCAGCACGTTATCACGCTGTCCCGTGCGACGCGTGCCGCCGCCGGTAGAAGCGGAGCGAGCGTTGCCCGCACCCTCGACCAGGCGGTAGTTGTAGCCGAGCTTCCGGAGTTCCTCGATGGCGGCGTTTGCCTTGCCGAGTGCGGCGTCTTTCGCCTTCTGCTGTATCTGCTTCTTCTGCTCTTCAAGCGCACGAATCTGTGCGTCGATCTCGTCGATGGTAGCCATCGTGCGTCTCCTGCGGGGTTCAATTCCTCACTTAGTATACATACGAAAAAGGGGCCAGCGGGTTGATACCCACTGGCCCCAGTGACTCCGTTAGGAGTCGGTGTGTCTATCGCGATCGGCAACGCGGGAAGCCATCCACTCCTGAATTTCACCTTCTACATAAGCGACCCTGCCGCTTCCGAGTCGTACCCGTCTAGGGAACTTCCCGTCCGCTTCGAGACGCGCCGTATGGGCGAAACTGTAGGTGACTAGCTCTTTTACCTGCCGCTTCGATAAGAACCTCATCGCGGAACTCCTTTTCAGGAGCTCGCGCGAGCTCAGGGTTAGCCCTGGGCGAGGAGACCTTGAAGGAAAGCCTCGTACTTAGCCAGTGCGGCCCGCTTCTCCTCGATGCGATCGTACCTGTCGTAGATCTCATCGAGCACGGGCGGAGCGTGGTTGATGAGCACCTCGCACACCTCGCGAGGAACCTTGAGCCGGGCCATGTTGGACCGGAACGTCCGGCGGATATCTCGTATCTGCCAGTTCTTCGTTTTGGATCGCTTCATCACCTCCGCCTTGAGCTTCGGCAGGGCGTGGTGCGTCAGGTGTGCGTCTCCCCATCGGCTAGGAAAGAAATATCGTTCATTGGCCGGCAGTCCGTCGAGAACAGTCTGAGCGAGAGGCTCGATAGGGATGCCGTGATCCCGGCCGTTCTTGGTGTGCCCACCCGGAATAGTCAGCACCCCCTCAACGACCCAATTTCGCTCCAGGAGCGTCGTCTCCATGTTCCGCGTACCAAACAGTATGAGGAGCCTAAAGATGCTGTAGGGGGCCGTTTCTGAGGCGTTCCAGATGGCTACGAGCTCCTCGTCGGTAAGGGTACGAGTTCCCTTCCGGTCCTTGCCCGGCGGCTCGTATCCTTCCATCGGTGAGAGCTTCATGTAGCGGCGCGGCGCGCGCGTACACCACTTGAGGAAGGCGCGGACGGAACGGTAGGCATGAAGCTGCTGGCTCGGCCGGTCGGCAAGCTTGTCGAGACACTTCTTCACGTCGGCGTCGTCGATGTCCGCAAGCTGCTGTTGTTCCAGCGGCTTGAAATACAGCGTGAGGAGCTTGGTCACGTTGTAACGGGTGCGTGGGTTCTCGTACGTGTCCAGGAATGCTTCTCTGGCGGCCTTGAACGTCATTCCTGGCGCAATGGGCTCGGGCTTGGTGGAAAGGAGCCTACGGGCCTCGTTGCGGGCTTCCGCAAGGGAAATGTCCCCGAACTTCCCGATGGAGATGCGTTCGCGGTTTCGACCGCGCACGACGACATACGTCTTGGCCCGCTTCCCGACGCGGACGCCGAAGCCAGGCAAGCTATCCCAGTGCGTGACGCTCTTGTCCGAACCTTTGAGGGCGCGGATGGCGAGTTCGGTCAGGGCGATTTGGCTCAC